AAAGCTCATCCTTGTCTATAACAGCCCGGAGAGTATTGAATGGCGCGCCATACAATGGATGTCTATCAAGCATGAGGGTAATCATCGTACCTGCAATACCTCTCTTGCCACGCGAGAAGGATAGGGGATCTACTCTTCCCATTACATATACTGGTCCCTTCTCTCTCTGTACAGCGTAAGAGAGTGCCTGAATGGTTCCAATGGGCGTACCATTAATGAGCACCTTGATATCTGTACCGGAGAAAGAGCTAAATGACTTTGCTAATTCTAAACTAGTCGACATGTATTAACTCCTATCCTTATAGCTCGGATTCATCCGCTGCAAGAGAAATTACTGCATCAATTGTCTGAATTGTGAATGGAGGAACCATTCTGACTCTGACAGTTAACTTACCCAATATCTTATCAGCTCTGGTATAGGAAATAACAGCCACTGCGCCCTGAGTAAACCCAGCAGTTCTCTGAGAGAGTAAATAAGCATCTATTTCCGCTTGCATACTGGTAAGGCGATACCCATCGAAAGGCTTACCAATATAGCCCTTTCCGATAGAACGAATGCCGCTAAGAATACGATTAACACAACGGATAGTACTGCAACGAGTAAAATCGCTGTCTAAAGGATGCGCAGCGGTCTTGACACTATTAAATACCCAGCCAATACCTTCCTCGAAACGAAGATTAACGAATCTAAACTTAGACAATGAATCTCGCTGTGAAGCATGGATTCTGGGTACAGAACGAATCTTACGCAAAGGATACAGGCGCCCGATAGGCTCCTGATTGACTGGCATAGTAGCTAGTAGACCTAGGAGCGAACCCTCAATCGATCCACGATAGAGCGCACCAGAATCGAACGCATTAGCATGAATAGGCCAATCTACGGTGACGAAGATATGCTTGCCGATATCAATAGGCTTGCCATTGGCATCAGTCTCTTCGTCGCTATCGTCAATACCATAAGCCAAATCGGCATCTGCATTAGGCAGTGCAAGACCCTGGGTCTTTATCAAACCACCATAAGCATAGCCATCGGTGCTATTACCTGTCTCTACGAGAGCAGCTCTGTAACCATTGCTAGACTCAGCATGACCGCCCATAAGCTTCATGGCAAAGAGACCAAGGCCGTTATCTGCCGCAGCATCAATAGCAATGTCTGTACCAATCGTAGTCAGTGTAGGCGCTGTACCAACCCAAGAAGCAATATCGCTACGCCCAAAACTAGTGGGCTCTTTAACGCTAATAGCTCCAAGCATATCCTTCCAAGTAGTACTTGCGGTATAGCAGAAGGAAGCAAGCTGGTGAGCAAAGTTTACTTCACGCAACTGGGTATCTAGGTTGTCAGTCTCGGCCGCCGCAAAAGCATCCGACACTGCAGTTGGAATAGAATCACCAGTTAGATCAGCATGTGTAAGCTTATGGCCACCCGTTCCGCCCAGCAGAGGCGTAGCCGCAATTGTACCGCCGACAGATAGCAGGGTTGCTCCACCAGATACGCAGGTAACAATAGTGTTTGCCTTCTTACCGTTAGACATGGTAAACGCCGCTAAAGCGGCGTTAGCTGGAGCAACAACCGCAGAGTTGGCACTGGTTCCATCATCTGTAACAGTAATGAGAAGAGTATTCCATGCAGGCTCGGTAACTACGACAGTAGGACCAGCCGCACCACCAGTATTGATAGCTACGGAAATACTATTTCCGCCAGTACCTGTCTTTGCCGCAGTAAAAATAAGGTTGGTGTTCAGTGTCTTGGTAGCAGCAGCTTTTGCTTCTGTGAAGTAATCTGGCTGATCTACGAAATAGGTGTACATAGCACCCTGATATTCCATCTGCCATACATAGCCTAAGGTATCATTTGGATTACCAGCAACAGGTACACCCTTGAAAAAGTTACAGGTATCACCATCGGCGATATTCTGATCATCAATATAGACGCCCTTGGGAAGAACATAATCAGCATCCTTAAAATCTAAGGAGTGGTACGCCCGGTTTAGAGCGGCATACTTCTCTACTAGAGAGACACCTGTTCCGTCAGCTCCAGCAGTCTGAACAACCGTACTAATTGTAGAACTACCTACCTGAGTAAAATCTCCACTAAGAAGATCTGTAAGGGTAATACCACTATCTGGTATGGTTATATCGCCCGTAGTGAAAAGATCAAAACTACTATCGTCTACATCTACTATGCCTTCATTAATAGCCAACACTTCCAAAGTGTCATAAACCCATTGCTGGTCTTCTAGATCATAGACAAGGATTCTGTTAGCACTGCTTTCCTGTGTCATAACAAGACTATAGCGATCAAGAATATCATCATCTCTATATAGCGGAGTGATGGTCAATGTTCCAGCAGTGGAATCTGTAATGACTACATTTCCCTGCTTTCCACCCACTCTCATTAGGGCAACATGATCTGCGCCCTGGGCAATGACTTCATGCATGCCCTTACATAGGTTCGTATCAGAACCAAATTCAGCTTCGGCATCACCAGCATTAGCGACTTCGAAGATCTCGTCTGTTCTGCCGCTAGATGCGTCAGATACAACTAAGATCTTGGGCTGGCTCGAAAAAATCGTAGACTTTAACGATCCATCCAGGTAAGTTGCTGATACCTGAGGTGTATTAGGATATGCCATAGGTAACCTCCGATTTATACATTACTATTACTATCTGCAATTAAACTGATATCACTAATTGTGGGCACACTAAGAATATCAAATTCTTGAAGCCGCACAAACCATTTTGTAGGTATTTGAAAGATACGGGCGTTGGGATTCCACATCGTATCAGGCGATCTCCCTATAAAATAAAAAGGCTTAGCACCTTTAACAACAAAACTCCATCTCTCTGAGATAAGAAGACGCTCTAACCAAAGAGCTCTCTTATCGGCTAAGGTTGCTGATTTGGCCCATACGCTTATCTCAATCTCGTGATCCAGAACCCTTCGTTCTACTATTAGGAAACGACTAGGCTCTGAGCGATTAACATACTCATAGGAGAAACTAGGAAGTCTATTCGGCCGCGATTTACCATCACGACTCATATTCGCTGGCTTTCTGCTGAGAATACGGTAGGTAATAACTTCCTCGCCAAAATCAGCTATCATATCTGGCTGGCTGGCCTTAACAACCTTAACCCTTTGAGATTCTACAGTCCCAGCCCTAACTTGGGCATTCTCAACAAGCTGAGACAAAAGAGTAGAAAAATCCTCAATCTTCATAGGTATATCTGGAATAAACTGAGACAAGTCTAAATCAAACTTACTCTTAATCGGTATACGTTGATGCAGAACTGGAAGCTCAACAGCCTGAGCCCCATCAAGAAGAAGTATCTTAAGAGGTCCTTCTAGAAGTTCAGGATTTAAAGTTTCGCTTAGGTGTGACTCTTCTGACATTAGACGTTATCCATTCTGATTGCATCATTTTCTTTACAGTATACAGTTATATATTCGACTCTTGAATTATCTGCACGCAATTTATTAATAGTTTGAGGCTCGTATATTGATTCTCTAGTCAATGGTATAACTTGATTACCAGCTTCATCAAGTTTTGCCTCAACAATTTTATCCCCATACTTTATAGGCGTATCGTATCTGAAAAAGAATATTTTGTAATCTATACGCAAAGCACCAGGAGGCTGGTACTGTATGCGATGAGATAAACCGCCATCGCTACCACTGAACATAGAGTATGTCCATGTCCATATCTCGTCGCAGAGAAATCCCTCGCCAAAGCAATATGAACAATCGAAATCGGGATCATGGGTAATAGGATCTTTGCAAGTACACTCAATGCGACGATTATTAGCGTCCCTGCGCATAGATCTAATGATAAGAGGATAGCCGTGTCGTATCCCGCTCTTATATCCAAAGAGAAGCTCGTCGAGCTCTGCACGCAGATCTATCTCACCAGTAGCAGCAGTAGCAACACTAGTAGATCCAAAGAGATTGCGAGTTCCACCCGCAACGAACAATCCACGACCAACGGTATTAGATGTACCTTTGAATTTAAAAAACCCAGACATTATTGCAGCCCGCTAGAGGATACAGAATTGCTCCAGTAATTCTTACCTCTGTTATATCCGTAGAATCTGCCCTTAGCATTTACCCCTGGCTGACCGTAAGAGAAGATCGAGGGGTCTGCCCACTGGCGACCATCTATTCTTCTGTCGGGATCATAGCGGCCCTTCTGGGCAGTTTCAAAGCCTAGGCTCTGGCCAGGATTGATTTCCGAATTGGCATTAACCACACGCCACCACTCTGCACGCTTTGCCTTTAGATCGTTAAGCGTATAGGTATCAATTCCACTCGCTGTCCTAGCTACGACAGATCCAGTACCATTACCTATAGCCAAATCGCCTAACCGTTTAGAACCACCTAGAATGCCTCCTGGCTGGTTGGCATAGCTTCCGGGAAGAGAGAATGCACGGAGTATCGCGTCAAAAGTTACAAACTTTGCTCTTGCAAACTTAATCCGATCCCCAGACTTGCGACCAGCAGGGGTAATGAAATCAACCTCTCTACTACTCCACTGTATCATCATGGCTAGGGTTATATCTGGTATGAAGTCCAACCAGGGACCGCCTTCCATACGAACTAAATCTACAGAGGCATAATATGGACTCATGGTCGTGGCAAAGGTAATCTGAGTATCCGACCCGAGTACATCTCCAACATAGCTGGCTATAGTAGCATCTAGTTCTACAATGACTAACTGATTATTAGCTAGCTTTTGCTCAGAGAGGTCGGCACCATTTAACACAGTAAAAGTAAGAATACTATCTACATCGGTAGTACCAATAGTAGCTGTCCAGACATCGCGCCACAGACCTGCTTCGGCTCCCAGGGGTACCGCATATTCATAAAGATAAAAACCCACATCTAGTTTTACCGATGTAAATGGACCCGCATATGCACTTGTAAACGTAGCAGCATCAATCTCCAACTGTATGCTATCTGTATCCAGGGTGGGATCGTAGATATAGACTACAGGCAATGATGCGGGATCAACAAGATTACCCTCACCATCAGTGAAGACTACCTTGAGACGTATACTCTCACCATCTAGTACGCCAGTGCGACCATACATGCTATTAAATCTCCACTGTAAGTATCTGTCCAGATACGGTTAATTTCTTAGCCAGTTCTTTTACCTCTGGCTCCCCATCGTAGTATCCCAATATAGGATATGTGTATACCCTTACAGTATCAGTAGTTATTGTCGTGGGGTCAAGCGTGTCGTCAAAAAGGATGTTTATCGTCCTAGTTTTAGTACTAATATTGTAGGCTCCGTCTGGTGGTATAGCCTCTACTACTTCTAGGTAGACAAGGGTGTTTGTTGTCCCTGGGGCTGGGGGTATTACGCTGGCTGGCGGCTCTGACGTAGCCGGCGTGCTGGGGCTCTCAGGGGCCGTTGTATATGTGCCATCATTGGTAGTAAACACTACCTTTGTAGTAACAGCTAGGCGTTCAGCCGCATATACGTTAGCTGTATAGATATCTCCAGAAGTAAATGAAGTACCCTTGAATCTAATCTCTAGGCCCTTATCTAAAGTTCTATAGCGGCGATTAGAAAGCTTATCTGTAACAGCAGCGCCAATACCGTCAGTAACGAAATACCAATCATATTTAGCAGTACCAATATCTCCCGTAGTAGTGATATCTACAGTAACAACATCATCACCACCAGTATAAAGTCCTCCAAGATATAGGGTACCTGTACCCGTATTACCACCATCAGGTACGAAGTCATAAGTGGTCCGACTACTTACACCTGTAGTCCCAAGTGAATCCGGATCACCAAGAATATGTAGAGTATACTGCGTGTCGGGAGCTAGCTGTCCAACAATGGGAGTAAGGTAGACCCTGTGCCCTGCTCCGGCTATTCCGTAAGCTAGTTCCTCTGCTTCGCTGATAAACGTATCAGGTATATCCAATAGTGTATCTAGATCGTAATAGGTTACTGTAGCCTGTAATTCAGCTATACCCTTAAACCCCGGAGAGCGAAGATAGAAGGGATTATTGCCAGTATCTCTGTCAATCCAAAGAGCAGAGTCTGGTCCGCTAGTCATATCGAAATCAGCACCATACAGAACTACGAAGTCCTTAATGGTCTTGGGATCAATAGACCTATCAAAGTCTAAAACAATGCGCTCCCCAATAGGAATTCCAACATCGTTATTCGCTGGGTAAGTTCTCAGTAGCTGCGGTGCTGCCATTTAGATCCTCTTGGTTCAATACAATTATTTCTGTTTCGTCTTCAATGACATCATATTTGGCATCAATTAAAGATATATCTATTTCATCAGTATCAAATTTGGGCTCATACTTGGGTACGCTTTCAGAAATCCAACCTGACATTACTATCTCCTTGTACAATCATAAACAAAAGGGGCTAGTAAAACTACTAGCCCCTTACTATTTCTAATTATACTCTGAAATAGCTACTTAGAGGACACCCGAAAGATCAGTATCCGAAGCAATATCCGCCAATACGTCCATCGTAGAAGCGCTAATAGTGCCATCCCAGTAGTTCCTGCTGAAGGGAATATTGCGTAGAACGCCAATACCCATACCCTCTGCAACAACGTGATAGCCATAACGCTCACGAATACGAAGCTTCTGGATCTCGCGCTCTTCATCGCGCCACTCAACAGTAACAGGATCCTCATCTACGAGATGCAGACCAACATTGCCCTGAGATAGCAAGAAAACGTCGCTTAGACCGGAAGTGCGATCGTAAGGTACGAACGGAGAGACCATGATCTGGAAAGGCCATGGGAAGTACGAGGGAATAGTAGGAGCACTTGTCATCCCATGCTCGCGACCAGCAATACCAGTTGGATCTTCACCCGATGGACTGCCGACGGGAACAACGCGATTACCCAAGGAAGGACCAGCCTTACCAATAGCACCGTTGCTCCAGGGATCAAGTGGTCCGGAATTGCCCTGCCACTTCTGGAAGTATGTACCACCACCGTGAGCTAGAAGCATATTACGAAGAACGGCGTCCTGGATCCAGGTGTAGAACATCTGAGGATGCATAAGCATTACACTGGGATTGAAGCCTTCCTCGCCCATGTGAGCCATCGCCTTGAACAAATCGTCCATGATTACGCTACCATTGGCGGCCATATCTAGGCCACGACCCGTGGTAACACCAAAGATACTTGTCGAGGGGCTGAGGTTGTTATAGAGCTCGGTACCATAGGTCTTCAGGAAGGCCACCGACTTCTGCTCCTTGTGACGGGTGAGAGCGGCGCGCATCTGGCGAAGATTGATATTCATGATATCCCATGTGGTATAGCGTAGAGCCTCATCAGTGAAAGAGACCTGAATACCGCTCTTTCCGATGTAGGCAGTCTGCATGCCACCAGCTACCTGGAAGTTTACTTCCGGATACATGCTGTTTTCACCAACGTCATCAGCATATACCGCACCAATAGCGCCACCGATTACTCTAGACTCTAGACCACGTACTTCTACGCGATCAAAGAGACCGGTAATCTGCATTAGAGGCTCAACGGGCTCTCTGAGAATAGTTTGGATTGTAGTCTCTAATAGGGGACGAATATGGCTAACGGAAATTACGTCCTTTAGCAAAAGCTTCCCTATAAAATTCTCCCAATCTAACTTTTTGTTATCAGCAGTCCGCGCACGCCCAGAGTTCTGAAATGCGTCCGCAAGAAGTCTGCTAGCCTTATCCTTTTCCTCTGGAAGAGGAAGATCGGTATTGTCAACTAGTCTTAAATTAATCATAATTCATTACTCCTGTAAAATTACGCGGCCTGGAATACTAGTTGGACAATCTGATCAGCCACGACTTCTTGGGAGAGCGTAATCAAATCAGAGTAACCCTTAGTGGCTGTACCAGGCATCTGCATTGCAGCGGAAGCACCAGTGAGGTTCCAAGCGGTCTTAACCTTGTCAAGAAGATCGCGGGGTTCGGCGAATACCTTATGTACACGCCCAATAGCCTTGGCGGCAGCAATCTGTGCAGCGGAAGCAACAACGAAGTTGCTCTGCTCATCGTAGTAAACGAAATCGCCTGGACGGCAAGGACCGTCAAAGTGAATGTATCTCTGAGCAGTCGCTACACCAGTGTCTGTATAGAAGCTATAGAGGAAGTTGGTGTTGGCAGCACCGAGAGCAACTAGGGTTGCCCAGGTGTCTTCATGAAGGAACATAACACCAAGATCTGCATCAAGATACCAATCGCCTTCCTTTGTAATAAGATCAATAGAGGTGCGCTCGCGAACGAGTACGCCAGTACGATCACATGTTACTGGGGTGCGGTCGGTATTCTTAGCTACCGGACGATCATCAAGACCAATAGCAACTACCGGTACAGTAGCAGCATAGGCAGAATAGCGCACCAACTGAGTAAACTGATCAGCTGTCCAGTACTCCCCATCATCAATAAATGCGCCCGCTGTATAAGTAGTTGTACCACCACCATCAAGTGTGGCCGCATCGAAGGTGAAGGAATTCTCATCACCCGCTACACGCTGGGGAACACGCATTGTTGCCCGGGTAAGGAACTGTACGGCGTGCTGCTTAGAGTAGTTAGTAAATGTCTGATCGCCCTCTTCTGGCAAACCTGACCATACGTTGACATCCTGGAGAACAATACCGACTGGTTCGGAAATGAACAGATCGATAATTGTATTTACGTGTGCCGAGGTTGAAGGAGGAGCTGCTGCACCAGCCGCAATGGCATCATCATCACGAACTAGCCCGCGCTCTAGAAGAGCCTTGGCAATTACGAGACCTGTATGCGTAGTGGCCCCTGTTACTGGAAGACCAGTGGTAATATCAATGACGCCCCAATCGACATCATCGCTTGTATAGGTAATACCAATCTCTGTGTGAGCATTTGCCTTGCTATTGCCACCCATAGAGGTCTTGAAACCACTGGGTACTATCTTGCCCTCTGTATCTAGTGATACGGGCTTAAAGGCAGAAATAACAAACGCATCGGTACCAGACTGGTAGCTCGACTTGGTGAATTGTACTGGAAGCCAAGCAGCTGGACGAAAAGCCCCTAACCCACGATCATTATCCTCTCCCTGAAGGGCTAGAGGGGTAATGCTGTCGATCAAATCTTCTCGAAGCTTGAAATTGGCGGTAGTTCTTGTTAAAGCCATTTTTACTCCTTGTTAACTGTGATGTAATTATCAATTTTAAAATCTGCAGGTAGGTAACGAAGCTGCTCTTTGAGATAGCGATCAGCAACACCCTTTCCGTCAGTCTGTAGCTTGGATGAATAAGTATCGATTACCAATTCCTCAAACCGTCTCAATTTGTCTCTCTTAACTTCCCGAGGCTTAGCATGTGCATCGGCAACAGTACCTGCTGGAGATGCAATAGGCTTTAGTTCACTCACGGGCTTTAATTCATTCACTCCTAGATTAAGATTATCTAACCATAGAATAAGATCGTCAAGTTTTAGCCCAGAAATCTCATCGGTCTTATTCAGGGAATCAGCAACCTTATATACAGCATCTATTACCTTATTAGTAAGACCTTCAATCTGGGCCAGGGCATTAGTATAATCCTTGGTCAATTCCGCTAATTCGGCATCCTTCTCTGTACAGTTGCACTCTGCACTGTCTTTACCGTCGCAGCCCATTGTTTTTGCCTTGCGATCAACACAGGCTAATACTGCTTTCTTCTGATCTTCGCTTAGCTTGGCACGGCCAATCAAACGTCGAGCAGCCGTGACATGCGCGCAATCAGGTACGGGGAACGACTTATTGGGACCACAGAAAGACTTGGCAGGCAAGGCCTCCCTCTTCTCGGTCGACAGCTTAGCGTCTCCTACAAGGGCCTCTAAAGCCAAATCTAATACATCCCAATCAATACTATCGTCAGATACACAGGGGTCCTCGTCTAGTACGGTTTGAACTTGGACTTCTGTTTTGACTTCGTCTTCGACTTTGACTTCTGGGACTTCTGTTTTTTCATTAGTCTTCTCCTTGATTGTATCAAGAGCTGTTTTTAGCTCGCTCGAAACAGTCTCAGAGATTAAGAGTTTGATTGCATCGGCAGTTAGCGAGTCCTGCTTATGCATATACTTTTCACTCTCAGAACCATCCGGTCCATAGCTATCAAGCTCACCATTCACCAAGGTGTCCCGGAACTTCTTCTTATTGGCTGTGTCGTGAAGAGCTCCGTGAAGCTTATAAACTCCAGTAGGAATCCCGCTCTCTTCACCATATTTGAGCATGTAGTCGAAAGTGGAATGAAGAGAGTCATGGACTCTAATCAACCAGCTTATCTCATACTGAGTCTCTCCCATAATGGAGTCAACAAAACTAGTAAGTCTGGTCTCATCCTCTATGAGATACCCCACTAGAGCGCCTACTTCTAGTTGGGCTAAATCATTTAAATCCATTTCTTTCTCCGAAATTATAGTAACAGAAGATTGAGTATCTACACTATCATTTACAGTAATTGCTAGTGCGGTATTCTTATCATCTTGGAGTTGCATACCTAATACGAACGAAGTGTCATTGGCGGGATCGTTTACAACAGAAAGCTCTCTTCCGCTCATATTACCGCAGAGGTAATACACAGGATTGCCCTCTTCGTCCTTGCCACCGAAGGGGTGATCGCAATGATCTCCTTCATGCCATTTAGCCCCGCAGGTCATACATATAAACGCATCGGTACTCTGACCAGCTGAGAAATGCATATAGCGTTCGTCTAAGAACTTATCGATAGCATCCTGGTCAACAATCTTGAGCTTTCCGATTACTTGGCCAAGTCCTGGCCAATCTTTCTCAAATCCACCATGCTTGCCCAAGACCTTATTAATTTGTACCGCATCGTTAGTTTGGAAAGCTCTTTTTATGTCAGCAAGTGCGCGAACATCATTCTGGAGATATTCCAAAGCACGCTTATCATTGTCTCTCCATTCAACAGAGATAATACGCCCTATAGCATCTTCCTGGGAGTTATGATAACGAATAATGGGTTTGGGCTTAGGATGTAGCCATGATTTCAATCCACCCCTATGACCCGAGGGAGGATAAATGCGACCATTGATAACTTTACCCGAAGCACTCATTTCAGCATCTACAATAAGAGTTCTCTTTCCAGATACCCCACTAGAAGCTAACGATGCATCTTCTGTCGTTATCTTATGTACTGTTTGGAATATTACGTCTTTAATCATTTGTTAACCTGTATAAAAGTGAATTCACTATTGTTTGTGCTGAAATACCGCTAGACTTAACGAGACTATATCTCTTTTCAATCAAAGCTATCCAATCTGCTGTAGGGATAATTGCTGAATCAATACTAACAACCTCATCACCAATGTTCAAGTATGTGTCTTTGTTGGTCTTCGGGGCACTTCTAGTTCCATGCTGATTTGCCGGTCGCGCCTTAGCGGCGCTAGCCTTGCGTGGTCCTGCCTTGGCTCCTGGCTTTCTCCCCGCCCCAGTTACTCTAGCCTTGGTGGTAATTTGCTGTTTGGCAAATTGCTTACCCTTATTAACTGCTTCGGGGGTAACATTGGACCCCGGCATAGCAGCCAATGTCTCCGCTGGTGTGCTTCCGGGCACACCAGCAGCCTTAACCATAGCTAGTGGTTCCTCGAACAGCTTGTAGTAGCCATTATCGAACCACTCGTCGTCACCTTCAACGGGGCGTTCCCCTATAGCCGAACGAGCCTCATTCAAAGACTTCAGCTTATTGGTCCATAGCTGAATCTGTTGATTCTCGATAGCCATACGCTCTACGATATCAATCTCGCCGAACTTAATTTCCACCTTGTTGGTCTCGTCAAAGGGATCATAACCGCCCTCTAAGAGAAGCTCTCGGATAACATAGAAATCAATGAAGATCTTCAGATGCTGCTGAAGGGCCTTGATATCCATAATCATAGACTTGGATAGGGTATTCGCAGTACTTCTATTGGCATCTCCAGACATACCAAGATCTATTTCTGTCGCTCCAGCAGAGGCAATTGTTCTCTTGAGGAAATAATCTAAATAGCCCTCAATAGACAGGGCCTTACCCTCTGCACCAATAGCCGTAATCTCATGACGGTGATCGCTGACTACAACAGACCCAGCAGGCATATACTCTAGTTTGCGCTTAACGACTTCAGACTCTGTATCGCCTGTGGGGGTTTTTCTCTCAGGCATCACATCTGTACCTATCTTGTAATGATAGGCGGGAAAGAGATTAGTCTCTATAAGCTCTTCGATATTCTCTTCTATTCTTCTCAGTAAAGAAGCATCATCAAGAGCAGGTAGGAGTGCGGGCGTGCCAACAAGATAGCCAGGCTTCCTATCTATATAGAAGTGTATGACATCCTGCGGCGCCCACTCTCTAGTGAACTCGCCATCAGAGGTTACTTGTCTAACCTTCTTTAGCTCACCAGATACCTTGGTCTTGAATTCCAATTCTTCGAATTGAACATTGTAGTAGCCAGCAACAGGTTCCAGTTCCTTACCATTTAGGTCTTTTCTAACTTCACCACTTGAACTGTCAGAAGAACGAACCTTGATCCACATAGAGTTATTCTGTCGAGCCAAGTCCTCTACTGTTTCTGCGACAAGAATAGAGAAGGGCTTATTAGTCACATACTCCATCTGAAGTATTCTGTTCTTCACATACTGAACGGGATCGTGCTCCGGACCTACAAACTCCCAACCAGCTAGAACGACTCGATCCTTTACCTTCTTAATCGTACGGAGAAGAATACTCTCGGTATGTTGAGCTATCTGAAGAGTGCGAAAATTATACTCAGGCTTAAACCATTGACTTCTATGTCGACGAGAGTAAGCCACAGCAGTAGAGGGAGCCTTTACTAGACCCGCATACTTAACATCAGCAGCGGAATCACTAGGCGCAGATGCAGGACCATAACCAACATTATTGGCTGCCAACCGTTGTTTAGCACGACGGTTGAGATATTCCTCCATTCCCTTGATGTACGAGACTGACATATTTATCTAAGACCCCGCGCTTCCAAATCTTTTATCCACTGCTGTATAGCAATATTATCAACACTACTTCTTTTGTTCAAGCAAGCCTTTATTACACCTAGTGTATCAGGGCCCCTAGATATAACCAATTCTACATCAGAAGACTGTGGATCTACACTTCCTCTGCTCAATGCAATATCTCCAAATCTTTGTCTCAATTTTTGCTCAATAATTTCTGGATTGTTGCCAATATACTCGCACCAATCTCCAATATTCTTCTTCTCCTTAAGGAGTTCGATTATCATCATAAGAACAGAAATAAGATCAAGAATAAATAATATTGTACCAAGATTAGACAGGTTCAACGAAAATCCGCTGCCAACCAGCGAAGTCAAACTTGTTAGAGAGGCCATAAAATTCTTATAAGTCTCTGATAGCCATTTAATAACTGTATGCAATGGCACGATCATTTTCTGCAAGAATGTCGCCCCAGAGAATGCGGGGTCTTGCATTGCCGCCGATAAGTCCTGTCCAGTGAACTGAAATCCAGAGGGAAAACTAATCGAAGGCGTAGTCTTGGTTAACTGAGTAACATTCTCGGGTTCAATTCTTGTATTCAGAACAGGAGTCTTTATACCTTGAGTACTACTGCTAGAAAGTATACCCCTAGCAGTAATTTCCTTAATAAGTGTATCTGCTTTGACGTTAAGCGATCCCGGCCCCTCATTTTCTCCAGAAGCTAAGGAAGAAAAGAAATTGCTTATCTCTTTACCAGTACTTGAAGCCGTACTAGCCAATCCGGCACTCGTCTTGATTAAAGAATCACCAGCCTTCAGAGTTCCCAGGGTACAGTCTAGCGGCGCCATTAATAATGCGAACATATTATCCAAAAGATCTGAAATACCTCCAACTATGCCGTGAAGCAAAGGACCCAGAACAGCAGTCCAATCAAGCTTGATAGAGAAGAGATCTAACGTGTATTTCTTCATCAAAACCTTCATGGACATCATAACTATGATGAGATCTTGAGGGCAAATCTTCGCTGCAGTTAATTGATTCAGCACATCACAAATATCTGTAAAAGCACCCAAAGGATCGATACGTAGCTCGAACATATCC